AATAGATTTATGGTTGACTTTATTTTACCAAAGGGTGTTGGTACACAACAAGTTGGTCCTCCAGGTAGAGAAGAATTAATGTTTGAGGAAGAAATAGTAAGAAGTACAAAACAAGGTGAACTTCAAGCTCAAAAAGAAATACAAAGAGGTTTAAGAGCATTTGTCGAAAGTGTTGATATGCCAGGTAGAAACCTTGAAACGACAGATTTAAAATTTTATGGACCAAAAAGACAAGTTGTAACAGGCCACAGTTTTAGTGGTGAAATTACAATGACAGTATATTGTGATAAGTACATGAGGCAAAGAGCATTTTTTGAAATGTGGCAAAAGGCTGCATTTGACCAAGGTACAAACAATGTACACTTTTATGATGAATACACAGGTGGTTTAAGAATTTATCAACTAGGTGCATTTGCTGAAAATGCCGATAGAGATAGAATATCGTATGGTGTAGAATTGTTTGAGTGTTTTCCTAAAACAATAAGTGCTGTATCTTACAATCAAGGTGCAAATAACGATATACAAAGAATTTCAGTTTCATTAGCATTTAAAAGTTGGATAAATCTAACACTAGATCAAGTAGGTAATTATACTGTAGGTGGTGGATTTAAGGCACCAACTGTTACAAGCCGAGATAGAGGATTGATTGGTAATATTATTAATAAATTACCACCAGAGATAAGACGAGCTGGTAGAGATGTAGTGAATGTTATCAGACAAAGAGTACCGATAGGTGTTGTGACCGGTGGAAGAGTATTTCCACCATTATTATAAACAAAGAAGGAGTAAATTATGGCATTACCATTAGCCAGTACGGCAAAATATGAATTGATGTTGCCATCAAAACAACAGTCTGTTAGTTTCAGACCGTTTCTTGTTAAAGAGGAAAAGGTTTTACTAATGGCGATGGAATCAGGTAAACCAAAAGAGATGTTATCTGCCATCAAAGAGATAGTTAAATCATGTACATTTGGTGAAGTTGTTGCAGACAACTATCCAATGTTTGATATAGAGTATGTGTTTTTACAAATACGAGCTAAGTCAGTAGGTGAAGTTGCTAAAATTAAATTATTATGTCCAGATGACAATGAAACTTATGCACAAGCTGAAGTAGATTTGTCAAAAGTGGAAGTTTTCGTTGATGATGACCACACACAGACTATTATGCTTGATGAGAGTAGAAAATTAGGTGTAACGATGAGATATCCAGCATTAAAGGATATTGATGAAAGCGCTTTAATTGGTGACATTAGCATTGAAAACACCTATACAATGATAACAGGTTGTATAGAAAGTATTTTCGAAGGTGATAAAGTACATTTAACAAAAGATGTAACACCTGAAGAAATAAAAGAATTTGTTGATGGTCTAACGGCAGAGCAGATGAGAAAGTTAAGTAAATTCTATAACACTATGCCTAGATTAGAACATAAACTTATGGTAAAAAATCCAAAGACAGAGGTTGAGTCTGAGGTTACACTAAAGGGTCTAGCAAGTTTTTTCGGATAGCCCTCTCACATGATTCGTTAACGAATTATTATGAAACAAACTTTGCTTTAATGCAACATCATAAATATTCGTTAAGTGAATTAGAAGATATGATACCTTGGGAGAGGGAGGTGTATGTTTCGTTATTAGTTAACTACCTCAAAGAAGAAAAAGAGCGTAGGGAAAGAGAACAACGGAGAAAATAATGGCTGAACAAACAAAAAAAGTCAACTTAGAATTAGAGATTGATACATCAACTGTTGATTCTAGTAAAAATAGATATCAAGGTTTAATTGACCTTGCTAAAGCAACTGATAGTTGGAGAATATTTCCTAGAATATTCATCTCAACTTACATTTATTTACTATACAAAGTAGTAATATGGTATATGGCGTTACAATCGCCAACTATGGAACAAAGTGGGTTAGTTAGTGTCGTTGTAGGTGCTGGCGCAGCTTGGTTTGGTCTATATGCAGGAACAAGTAAGAGTAAAAAATAATGGCTGAACTAACACTTAAAGACGAATCAGTAATAGAAATAGGTCAAGCTGTCGGCAATAACATGAACTCATTAGCCGGTGGTGCAGGTACAGCATTAGTACCAGCAGGCGGTGGTGGAATGGCACCAATGGTAGAACCTATGCCAATGAATCCTTTTGATAGTATGATGGCAATATTATCAGATATGAGAGATGGTATTTACTCATTAGTCGATAAGTTTAGTGAAAGTGTATCAATACAACAAGAACAAGACCGTCAAGGAGATATGGCGCAAGACCTTGCTCAAGTTGGTGGTGATGAAACACCTATAGATTCAGGTGGTGATGATACAAAACAAAAAGGTTTCTTTGCTAATGCAAAAGATAAAGTTAAAGGTTTACTAGGTGCAGGTGGTATCAAAGGTCTTCTAGTAAAAGGCGGACTTATATTTGGTCTATTAGCTATTGCAAAACTATTACAAAAATATGGTAAACAAATTGCAGAGGCAGTAACACCAATTGTAGATGGTATAAAAGAATTTGTAAGTTATATAACAGATGACTTAGCAACATTTGGTAGTGATGTATTGGGTTTTGTAAAAGACGCATTTGGTGGTATGTTTAAACTTATAAAAGGTATTTTTAGTGGTGATGGTGAATTAATAACAGACGGATTAGTTGACTTACTTGCATTACCAGCTAAGTTTGTAGGTATGGTAGGTAAATTAGTAACAGGTTTACTAGAGGCATTTTTAAAAGTATTAGGTTTTGATCCGGCACCTGAATGGGTACAAAAGATGTACGATTTCTTTGATGAGTTGCCATTAAAAGCAAAAGAGTTTTTTAGAGGTGTTATGGATTTCTTTACAGTAACAGTACCAGAAAAGATTACAGCTGCTAAAGAAACAGTTACACAATGGTTTACAGACGCAGTAGCAGGTGTTAAACAATTCTTTACAGACGTTAAAACATTTTTTACAGAAACAATACCCACAAAGATAGCTGAAGTATATACAAATGTTACAAATTGGTTTACTGATATTGTAAGTGGTATAAAAGGTTTCTTTACAGACGCATTTGATTATGTTACTATAACAATACCTGAAAAAATAGGTGAGATTACACAAGGCATAACAGATAAGTTTAATGAGATAAAAGATCAGATCATAGATTTTGCAATGGCACCATTTAGAAAAATTAGAGAACTGTTTGATAATCTAGTTATAGGTATTTTAGAATCAGTAGAAGATATACCTCTTATTGGTGGTAAAGCAAAAGAAATGAAAGAAGCAATACTTAATAAGAGAGCTGATAAAGAAATGGCATTAGAAGAAGTAGAGATGAAAAATTCAGCCTTTGATAGATTAGCAGGTGACACAAAAAAATATGAAAATCAAATTAATGATTTTATGGCAATGTCAGGATATCAATTTGATATAGAAAAATCATTGATGGCATATGAACAAGGTTTTAATAAACTCCAATTTACAAAGAATGGTGGTAATACATCAGCTGCCATAACAGCCGCTACTTTTGATGATATGGAAGAGATTAAATATATTTTAGAAAGAGGTTCTAATATTGGTTATGAACCAGCAACAACAGGTGGTGCAACAGGTAATGACTTGAATAATGAGAGTGCAGAGTTTGTAGGTGCTACAAATGGTGCAGCTGCTGGCAATCAAAGCACATATGTTGAAGGCGCTAAAGTTAGTACAGTATCATCTCAACAAAATTATATGAGTGAAGATACAGGTACGCAAGATAAAGAATTTAAATTTGAAGTATTAGGTTTCTAATAAAGACCTAATTCTTTTTCAGTAAACACCTTAAATACCATGCCTTGGTCTTCACAATAATTACTTGCAGCTTTCCACTTTGCTTGATTTTTAATGTATTCAACTTGTTCACCAAAAAAACGTTTAGTCTTTCTTTTACCTGGTTTAGGTGGTTTTAAATACTTGGCAGGTTTAATCTCTATCATAAACTTCTTGCCTTTGTCCGTTTTTATGATAAAGTCTGGAAAGTATCTGTGAACTTTTTTAGTTACTGGATTGTAATACGGTATAGGTAATTCTTCGCTAGCCCAATATATGATACTATCATTTCTATCACAGTATAACATGAATTTACGTTCCCAATTAGAACGGTATACTATCTTTTTGGGGTCGCCAGCGTATTTCTTAGGGTTGGTGGGTTTATATAATCCTTTGTATGCCATTGTCATTTCTCTTATAAATATTATAATATAGTTAGGATTATTTATATGGCATCCATAAAGTTAAGTCAAATCATAGGCGCAGCCAATTCGTTTTTAGGCAGTAGTAGGGGTATATCACAAAACCCTAAGGCAGCTGCCGTGGATCTATTAAAGAAAAATCCATTAGAACTAGATCATAGTAAATCACCTACAGCACACCTTACAAGAAACCCTTTAGAGTTTCAACACATACAGTTTCCAAGAGATTTAGGACAAGACGGTGGCCATTATATGATATTCTATTCTATATCAAATACTAAATCGCTTAAAATTGATAATGAGTTTTATCAGAAAAATAAAGGTTTGGCAATAGATAGTGAAGATGTGGGAACTTATTATGACACAGCAACCGGTTCATACAATAGTGTAGGTCACAAATACTCTGTTAAAAAATTAAAAACAAGACGTGGTGGTAGTGATATAGAAATGGGTAAACCAGCTGCAAATAGTGTATTGACAGGTGGATTACAAACACATACGCAAGTTACAGGTGGTGTTGCGTTGTATATGCCTCCTGGAATTAAGGCAACATATGGTGTAGATAGTGGTCATAAAGAATTAGGTATTGCTGGTCAATTTGCAGGCACATTAAGTCGTACAATGGCTGCTAGTGATACACAAGGTCAAGTTACAGAATTTTTAAAAGGTGTTGGTGGTGCATTGTTATCAAGTGCAAGAAAGATGGCCGTAGGTGCAGCTGAGAGTTTTGGTATAGAAGTAGGTTCTGCTATTACAAAAGTTACTGCTACTGCTGAAAACAATTTTAGTGAGGCAATATTTGAACGAGTAAATCCTAGACAGTTTAGTTATACATTTAATTTAATGGCAAGAAACAAAGATGAAGCACAAGATATACAAAAGATAATAAAGTTTTTCAAGTTTCATATGCATCCAGAATTAGATACTGCCACAGGTGGTAGATTTTTTAGAGTGCCATCTGAGTTTGAAATACACTACGCATACAACGATCAAAAGAATAATTTTTTACATGAATTAAGTAGATGTGTATTAGATAGTGTAGAAGTAAATTATGGTGATGGTGACTTTCAAACATTTAGACAATTTGATGATGAAGGTGCAGCTCCTGTAAACGTATCTATGGCATTATCATTTACAGAAACAACTATATTAACTAAACGTGAAATAGTGGATGGTTATTAATGGCAAAGTATTTTGAAACATTTCCTAAAAGACAGTACGACCTTGAAAATAATGGCAATGTCAAAATAGTAACTGATATTTTTAGAAGATTAAAAGTAAGAGAGAGTATCAAAGACAAACTTGCTATGTTTTCTTTTTATGATGTACAAGACGGTGATACACCAGAAAGTATATCATATAAACATTTTGGTACAACAGATTATTTTTGGGTAATATGTTTAATGAATGATATATCAGATAGGTATTATGATTGGCCTTTATCTAACTCATCATTTGAAACATATGTTACAAACAAATATACTAACCCTCAAGCAGTACATCATTATGAAAAAGTACAATCAAGTGGTGATACAACAAGTAATGGTCCTGCTGATTATGACCACATGATAGAAGTAAATAGTACAGACTCAGACGGTCAATCTGTATCAAACTATGAATATGAATTAAGAGAACAAGACAGAAAAAGACAAATCAAATTGTTAGATAAGGCATATTTGAATTTGTTTGTTGAAGAATTTGAAACACTAGTAAAAAGATAATGAATTATGGCAGCTTCAGACAACCAAGATAATATTATTAATTACGCAGGTGATTTTAGACTAAAAACCTGTAACATCATTTCATTTAGAAAAGCAGAGGGTAGTGAGAAAGCCTTTCGTGTTAATATACAACCTCAGACAATGAGTATCACACTTGTTGAAGATGTTACTATGCCATGTATTAATGGTAGTATAGATGTGGCTGATGGACAAGATTTTAGAACTATGTTGCCTCTTA